TCAACGTTGTGCCGTTCAGCGACCGTCTTGTAGTTCAAGTCCCATTGACTTTTCGCTATGTTTGTTAGTTTCAGTTCCTTTATTATTTCGTCTAACTCTTTTAAAGACGGTCGGTGATAAGGCTTTGGTCTGTTTCCCATCTTCCCTCCATTGTGCTTACATTATTATTATACGTTTGAGCGACAAGAAAAGTGAAAGGCAAAGTGAAAATAGTTGAACTTTTTTTCCTGACACTTTGTCATCAGTATTGACATCTTGTCATCAGCATTTTGACAGTTTGTCATTGACAGTTTGTCCCAGCCATTGACAACTTGTCATCAGAACTTTGACATTCTGTCATTGACACTTTGTCAAACTATCCTTGACATTATGTCATAACACGTTGACAGTTTGTCATCAAACTTTTTTCAAAATAGTTGGTCGTTTGGGTTTTGGGCAGACTACTTATTAGTGAAGGCAGCGAGGAAGCCGATGAAAAAAAACTTCATCTTTCTGCTTGACATTCATCCTCACCGTGCTATATTGTATATGTAAGGCAGGGATGAAGCCTTCACAAACTAAACTAAACTTGGAGAAAAAATAAATGAACATCAGTAAAAGTAGAATGTCGGAGGAAGGTCGTATCCGATACGACTGGATCAAAGACTGGAAGGTAGGCGACCTGCTTACCAATGATCGCGGGGACACTATGCTCATCGCAGGTATTGACCTTAACCAAATGGGCAGTTGGTCCTACGAGGGTAGCCGCTACGAGCGACACTACCCAAACCATCGTGTGGGTTCAACCTACGCTAAACTATTGATCAACAACTTGACGAGAAGCGAGAACTATGCGTGCTTCATCAGTTATACGATGAAGGACTTCGCAGGACCCCTTTGCTTCGGCGAGAGCAGGGAAGGCAAGCCAGCCCTACCATTCTGGGATCTCGCCCGAAAGGGTGAGATAGAAGCCGAGGCAGAGCGTCAGGAAGCAGAGAAAAGAGCGTTGAAGGCGGCACAGTTCGCGTTTGACGGTCTTATCTGGGACTGGTTTGGACCTTGGGAACAAGCCATCGTCAAGAACCCTGTTGAGTTTATGGCTTATATGAAGACCATCACCGAGGTCAAAGGCAAGCCTGTGTCGGATGTCCAACTAGTTTATTGGCAGGTGAAGCCAATGCGGGGATGCGGCATCGGAAAGTATGACGGTTCCATGGAACTAGATGTCAGGGTCAACTACAAGTTGGATGGTGAAGAAACCAGTGGTGATAACAACCAACTCTGGGAGTTCAACACCGGTGACGAGTGGCAACCGTGGGGCACCCAGTAATGGGTGCCAACTGGCACTTGGAGAAGTGGTGGAACACCAACTGGGCTCTGATGTTTTGGAAGATGAAGCATCAGACCCACACCTCTGATACTATCCTCGGGTGGTATCGGACGGTGTTTCCCTACACCTCTCAATACGATCTAGTTACAGAGATCAACCAAGAGTTCCTCGCGGCAAAGACCCAGTGCTTCGTAGAGAACTATAACCCTAGCGGTGCTAATGTTAACACCTATGCTATAAAACTATTTCATAACTGGATCATTGATAGACTGCGTAAAGCAATAAAGAAAAAAGGTAAGGAGATACCCATGGAGCCCAAGAACATTGATGACTACATCACCAGCGCGCTACACAAGAAGCAAATGACCGAGGTTATTTTTGAGTGTGCGTCAACCACCGAAGAGCGAGAGTTGTTGCTCTTCAAGTGTGGCTTTATCAGCCGCGAGAAACTAGCAGAGCAATGGGGCGTTACGCCTCGCAGCGTCACCAATAGGTGGCATAAACTACAAACCAAGATGGTTAATGAATGGAAGGAGTTATACTATGACACAGGAAGTAACTGAAAGACAATGTAAGAAATGTGGCGAGACAAAGCCCATACAAGAGTTTTATAAATACAAGAACGGGAAACCTATTTCCCAATGTAAGAGTTGTAAAAGAACATACTACAAAGCAAATAGGCAGCGTCATAAAGACCAGATGATGAAGGATCAGTTTAACGACTACTATACTGTTTATTGTATTGCGTTCCCTGATGGAATGCGTTATGTTGGTAGCACGAAGCGCAAGATAAAGTATCGTCTTCATCACCACTGGTCATCTAAAAGCACCGTTTATAAATACGTTGAGGAGAAAGGTTTTGATAGAGATAAGTGCCGTATTGCTATCATTCAGGATCGTATTCTGGATGAAGCGGAAGCAAGGCGAGTTGAGGCAAGGATGATAGAGACTGGCAAGCAGCAAGGCTTTCTCATCAACTGCTATTCAATGAAGAAACATCTTGACGATTCGTTTAAGTAATGAGGGAGTAGTTAACCCTCTTCTAGACTGACATTTAGAATATCATCCAAGTTTAACCCCCCTGTTCGTAAAATGTATTGGAACAGGGGGGTTTTTTTATTTAGCAGCCTTCTGCTTCTGGTGCCACTGATAAGCCTCGTAAGCGTTCTTGAACTTTGGCTTTGCCTGTGACGTAGCCTGTCCAATACTAACCTTGAAGCCAGCATCACGCGCAGCCTGCTTGTATTGAGAGATCTCGCTATTCTTCTGTTCAAGCGCAGCCTTATGCTCGCGACCCTTCAACATATAATAAGCGTCCTCAATAGTTACATTCTTCTCCGTGATCATCTTGGCTATCTCTGGCTTATACTTGTTCAAGTCAGGATGCTCTCTTTCAAATGACTTAACCTGTTCTATCCTTTCCGATCTCTTCAAGTCCATGCGAGCAGGTTCAAGCAGAGAGTTCAAACGCTCTGCCGTCTTTGCTTCAATAAACTTTTGGAGCCCCGATGGGTCATACAAGTCCAAGTCTTCTGGAAGAGACATAGCATTACGCAGGTCGTCCTCCGTCTTACGAGAAAGCAAAGATCTCTCTCGCTCCTCTAACTCTTTCTTGCGTGAAGATAACTTCGTTGTTTTAGAACGATAGTCTTCCCGAAGGTTCTGGATAAGTTTCTTCGCATCGCTAGGTAACTCTTCCAAAACTTTATTATAGTCCACGCCCTTGTGCTTATCCTTCTGGAACTCGTCACCTTTTAGATGCTGGTCCAGTAGGTCATCAAGAGATAGCCTAGGAGGCTCTGACGTGCGCTGTGAAGCGTCCTGCGTCGTTGCCGGGGTCTCGGTAGGGTTGCCTTGTTCGGTCGCCTCTACGGGCTGTTGAGTGGCTTCATTGTTTTCCATTTGTTGTTACTCCTTATAACATATTTAAAATGTCTACTTCTTCTGACTGGACTTCCTCAACCTCTTCGCCCGAAGGCTCCTCAACAGTTTCGGTAACTTCCTCATCAGCCACGATAGACACCGTGGGTTCCTCTTCGCGTAAGAAACGCTGGAATGCTTTATTCTTCATCAACTGATCCAATACGGCAGTTGCCATAGCAAGGTCTGCGTCAGTTACGATGCTTGATACTTCGTAAACCTCCATAGCCTCTTCTGGGAAGGCAGCAAAGAAAGCAGTAAGCGCATCCTTGATACCAGCAAAAGCACGGACGATAGCATCAGGCAGAGGACCACCCTTTACATCTCCGTAGGATGGGTCAATAGAAACTGTATCTATTCCTACCATCTCAAACATTTTATTAATAACCTTGGAAGCCGCGTTAAGTCTCGCAGCCGAGTAGTCACCCGTAGGTGTCATACCCTGAACGGCAGCGTCAACAGCATCAACCTCCGCTGTGATAGTAGGCTCAACCTCTACCATAGCAGCCTCTGCTCTTCCGCCGGGCGTCGTTTCCATCATCTCTTCTTCTGTAACCATTGGCATTGTTTTATACTCCTTAAAAGTCTTTTAGTTCTGTTTTGTCATACTCGCCCGCGAGAGTTTCCTTCGCTGGCATCCATTCATCCCAGACTGCTTCCATAGCAGCCATAGAACCTTGTGTTGCTTCCTGTGGTTTATCAACTCCGTGCTTTTGCATGAGCCCAAACAGTTCGTCTGACCGCTTGTCCTGATGCTCATTATAACGGATCTGCTGTTCCATCTTGTCGGCAACCCAGTTCGTCGGCAGGTCGCTTTCACGAACCCAACCTTTTTCTTCTAACAGTTCATCTCTATGTCTTTCACCATACACAGTCTGACCTAGTTCTTTGTCATACTGTCCGTGGCTACCAAGCCCACGCTGCCAGTCAGCCCATTGACTAGCCATCTTGGCAGGCTTGGAGATAATAAGAAACGCTGTCTCACCAGTAACATTATTTTTTATCTGGTCTGGTCTCTCCTTATGTGAGAAGATCTTTTCAATGATCTTCCCTGTCTTAAAGTTTTTGTATTCGTATATCGGCATTATCCTTCTCCTACTAGTGCTTCACCAATAATGGCTTGCCCTTCTGATCTTATACCTGCGGCTAGGTTACCACCGCCTACTGGGACGGCTGGCTCCTCTGCCTCTGGTTCTTCCGTAGCGCCTTCTTGTAGTCCAGCATCAGCAGGTGCTGCCAACTTGGGCAAGAACTCTTCTGGTAGGTCAAAGACTTTAACAACATACGCTAGCAACTCTGCTGGGTCAGCACCAAGTGCTGGTAGAACAGGGATAAGTTGCTGGATAGACTGTCTCTTAACTGCTCCTGCCATTGGGGTGCTAGCCTGATCGGCAAACGCAAAGCGGAACTTACCCTCAAACTGCTGGCGTGTTAGGACTGTTGGCTCTGCTTCAATAAGAACAACCTCTGTCATCTCTTCATCGTTAGTCATAATAAGATGAAAAATAAGAGACTGATAGATCTCTGCGACGTGTTCAATAGACCTGTGGAAGAACCTAGCCATACGACCTATCTCGTTAGAAGCATACTGTGTAAGCGCAGCAACCTCTGTGGCAGAAGCGTTAGTAGCAATACCACGGGTAAAGGGTGCGAGCACTGTGCCTCTGTCCAAGTCTCCTCTAACCTCTGCCTTATAGATCTGATAGTCAGGTGAGAACGTAGCAGTAGCAAGAGGAACTATTGCGTTTCTAGCATCAATGTCTGGTGGGACATCCAACTCAACAATAGACATATCTCTGTTCTCTGCTAGGATAGACTTGCCTTCCTCATCAACAGCACCCTTGCGAGTTACATACAAGCGAGCATCACGACGAAGACCATTAGCCCAAACAGTCCGCAAGTTATTTATTTCCCACAACTGGTCATACACTCGGGCAACAGAAGAGTAACCTCGTAGTGGCTGGTCTGGGGAATAAGACAAGTAGATGGGTGCTAGTGGTGGGCACGGTGAGCCATCAGCCTTACGGAAAGGAATAGGAGAGATGCGGTCAAGAACTTTGTTAGCACGCTCTGCCGAAGGAACATAAAAAATAAGTTCGTCTTCCATAAGGTCATAGAACTCATAAACCTCAACATAAGAAAGAAGGTGAGAACCGTCCAGTTCTCCTTGGTTTGACTGCGTTTCGTGGGCAGTATTGGACATTATTTTAAGATAGTCTTCTTTATGCATGGGGTTCAAACGAACACCGGGGAACTTACGCTTGGCTTCGTTGTAGGGCAGGTAGTAACGATGACCAACAAAACGAGAGCGATCCCAACTGTCTGCGTCAAAGTCTACAATAACATCCCAAGGATGAACTGACCTTATCTCAACTGCGTCTAGCACACTGTCACGGTCATTAAGAGCAAGTTTATAAAAACTATACGGATAAATAAGCGAGTAACGTAAGCCTCTCTCAACTTGCTCAATCTTATTATAAAGGAACTGGTTCGCACACGCCTCCATAACTTCTGGGTTTCCTCTACCATCTGCTGCTCCTCCTACGCTAACGGCTGGGCTCTTTGAATAAAGAGAAGCAACAAAGCCTTCAACATACGCGTATGTATCAGCAGTGTTAATGGTAACCATATTGTTAGAAGCGTTATTATAGTCTTCTGTATTCTCAAACATTTCACCTTTATACGCACGGGTGTATGCTGCCATACGGTGACGCTTGGTGCTCCAATACTCTCTGTGAAAATCTACGAGAGAGTTTAACTCTGCGTTATTCATCTTCTGTAACTCCTATTTTGTTTTAATGGGTGTGCCGTTCTCGGCTGTTTATTTCTAACTGGTGCTCTTAACATTGCTCTGTCCCAGTCGCTCTTTGGCATAGGCACATCACGCAAATGGTATAACCCTATTGCTAATGCCATAGCCCTGTCATCGTGTAGCCCACTGGGCGCTGATGGAGCCAGACCTTTGTTATCCTTTACAAGACCCCTCAACTCTGTAAAAGTTTTATCATCTAGGTTAAAGATCATTTGTTCTTCTAGAAAGTTGCGGAGGTGCTCGTATATCTGTATCTTACTTTTTTTAGTTGTAAGGAACTCTCGGTATTGATGCCAAGAGTTTGCGTTCAACACTTCTTTAAAACCTGCGCCGTGGTTGTTAGATTCAAAACAGATCTGTGCGCGGTATCGCTTTGCTAGGTTCATACAAGCGATAGTAAAGTCGTGGACCGATAATGTGTTGCTGCTAATGATAGCAACGGGAGAGTGGCTAATACGAGAAAGTATTATACCACAGGAATAGTCGCCACCTGTGCCGCCACCCACATCCACACCAAGGATGTAACTGTCGCGGGGATCATACTCTTCCAATACTGTAACTGTTTCATTGTTTATTTCTATTTTTTCTATGTGTTCAAAATGGACATCTGTAAAGTAGTTGTCATCTGAAAGTGAATACGCTTCTTCTATTGTGATAGGGAACTCACGACGGAAGAGGCGTTCGTCTTTTATTTCTTTTATCTTTTCTCTTCGCCAGAAGATCTGTTCTTCTGTTAGGTTATGTTCTTCTGCTAGTTTCTTTTCAAAATGGTCCATCTCAAAGCCACCCTTGGGTAGAGCCTTGCGATACTGTGGGAAAGAAGACCAAGGTAAAAAGATAACTTTCCAACGGTCATTGTAGTTTGCGTCCAAGCAGATACGATGTAGGGCATCTTGGTAGTGGTTTGCCGTAGATTCAATAATGATCTTACCATCATTAATACTTGCTACCATAGAAGCCAGATACTCTTCTGGGTTATCATAGAAGGCATACTCGGAAAGGTGAGCAGTGTTCATAGTGAAACCACGGTCTTGACTATCTGACTGTGCTGATGCTGCCATTAAAGAACTATCAGTAGAACTAAATGTCAATCTATCTTTTCTATCTTGCATGGTCCTACGCAAAGGTTTAGGCAAGGTGTTAAAGAAACGACGGTCTATCTTTAATAGTTCGCAAGCAGAGTTGTGTTTGTTAGAAACAACAGAAGAGTTAAGACTTTCTGGTGAGGAGAATACTTCCCAAAAACAATAACCACGAACAGCAGTGGTAATACCCATCTGCCTTGCTTTAACAATAGCGATCCTATCGTGGCTATGAATAGTATTAATAATGTCTATCTGCTCTGGCGTTATCACCTCACCAAACTTTTTATACTTTCCCTTCTTGTCTTTTATCTTTAAACGCGAGATAAGTTCAAGAGGATCGTTTAATACTTGATCAAGTGTTGTCGTCATTAGGTGCCTTCTTCACGGATACTAGCCATTGATCCACGGGAGAAACACCTTGTTCGTCTTTGATCTGCGCGCCTCGGAGAAGGACCATCATACTTATTAGGTCTTGAACTTTGGCTGTCTTCCAGCCATCTTCCTCAAACTTCTCTATCAGCGTAGCACATATTAGTTGAAGAGACTTCTCAAAGTCTCCTTTCTTTATTGCTGTTATTGCTGCTTTTGCGTTTCGCTTCATTACGTTCCCGGTGTTTGTCTCTGTGTTAAGCAGGGTGCCAGTTGGTCCTACTCTTCATCAGACAAGTCAGTTTCGTCTTCTTGTATATAAAACAGTTTGTCAAGTAGTCGTTCCAAAGAGATGTCGTTTTCTATTCTCTGGAACAACCGCTTGACTTTACCTTCTAGGTTTTTCTTTGGTTTATTTCTTATATACCATTCGCGTTGTCGTTGCTTCTTGGTATAGTCCTTATCGCTCAATGCTGTCTCTTAACTTAACAACTGCTCTTTCGTAATGCTGTCTAACTTTTTCGTAAGAACACTTCTCTTCTGACGCGATAAGTCTTAAACTTTTATTTTGCTCTGCGATGCCGTAGAAGCACCTTCTCTCAAAGGGGGTAAGGACACCATCTATCTTATCGCAAAGGTCCTCATAACGGTCGTCAGCCCCTCTGTCGTATGGTTCCTGTGCTGGGAAACTGTCTAGCCAAGTCTCGCTAGCATAGACAACCTTAACCCAGTCATCATACAGAGGACATTTAACAACTTGTTCCCAAGTCTGACAGTCCTCAAACCTATCTGTGTGAGTGCGTCTTGGGACGCGACAAGTAACCTTGCCATACTTTCTTCGTGACATACAATAAAACCTCCAAGTTTTAAACATAATATAACACACTATGTTCTAAAAGTAAATAGTTTTATTTTAACCAAACGGAAGTTTATTCCTTATAAGGGTTAGTAATGATAGGATGTTCTGGGTTAGGAGGTCCCTGTCTGCCAAAGAAACCGTGACCCATAAACTCCTGATGTTCAGCCAACTGATCTATTATTTGTTGTTCCGTTCTAGGCTTACCTGCTCTGTTGTATACTCGTTGTAGTTTGGCAATAGTAGAAGGGTCGGAGAAGTTTATGTTTTCAATAACCTCTATAACTTCTTCTCCACCAAACACACGGTTCATTGCTCTGGGGCTAGACCTATCAGTCTTCTGTTTAACAATAATAGGAAACAGTTGTGTCTCAAAGTCAATGATGTCCTCGTCAGTATCTAATGTATTACGGTGCTTTACCTCTGCTAACTTGGCAAACTTCTTTCGCTTATCAACCGACTTACGCACTGCTTCTCTTGGCATCTCGTTTATACCAAACAAAGATAATACTTCTTGCTGCTCATTGATCATAGCATTCTCAATGACAGCACGCATGGTAGAAGGTTCTATCTGGGAAAAGCCAATGGCTGGACCATCATCTCTTTGTCTGGCTCTGTAAGCACCGGGGATCTGTTCTGGGACTATAAGCGCTTGATACAGTTCTGCGACCTGTGGATCAACAAAACTTTCCACAGCCCGCTTGAACAGCGCCCTCTGTTGAGGGCGTTCCATCAACCCTTACCGTTTTTCTTTTTTGCTGGTGCTTTCGGCTTCGGCTTTGGCGTAGGCTTTGGCGCTGGCTTCTTGGGTGGCACTTTAATAGGCTGCGGCACCTTCTTGGTAACCTTTGCGACCTTCTTGCTAGCCGACTTCTTGGGTGTATTACCACCAGTGAAACCACCAACAGCATCGCTCATAGCCGCTGCCGACTGCTCGCCGCCAACTGCTCCACCGTGCTTCTTCTTACCCTTACCGAACTCTTCCTTAATAATAAATGGATACCTTGTTTTAAATGGCATACTCTTATCTCCTTTTTATTTCATACTCTTTTTGCCACGACACTTCCATCTCTTGCGAGATAGGTTGTTAGGCGTGTTTGGATCATTTTGTTTTTTCTTTGACAACCGCTTCTTGATGCCTGCGGAACGAGCGCAATAACTGTCGCCCTTCTTTGTTCCCGGCTTTACCCTTGGTCCCCCACCTTTGGCTTTCCCTGCTTGTCCGTAAGAAACCTTTCTTTTACGACCAGTCTTTTTATCTGTAAAGGTTTTGGCTTTCGCCTTACCCTTTCTTGGTTTCTTACCATAAGGCATTACTTCTTCTTCCTCTTGGGTTTGAAGCCACCTTTCTTCTTCTTCATCTTATCGTAAGTCTTTGCGTCTATGGTAGACTTCTTCTTACTTCTGGAAGTTCCAGCCTTCTTTCGTTTGTTAATGTTTGCGTATAAACCTTTTTTAGCAGGCATCACTTTCTCCTCTTTAACATATCTTCTAGTTTGTCTAGGTCCTTATTTATTTCTTTGAGTTCAGTGTCAATAGTAGATAAGCGATGGCTAACGGTAATAAGTATATCACTATTATCTTCAACATCTGATGCGTGTGCCTCCAAGGCGTTTAGCCTGTAACCGGTAGAAAAATAAAACCCTGCGAGTGTAGCAACAACTCCACCCACCATTATAAACTCTTTAATACTTATGCTGCCGTTCATTGTCTTACTCCTAAAACGTATTGTCTAATAAAGTTCGTAGCCTACCTCACGCAAGATGTTTAGTTCTTGCTGTGCTCTACTAGGAACCTCTTCAACAGTCAGCGCACCAGTGGATGAACCAAGGTCAGTTGGTAGAATACCAAGGTCTCCGGGTGCTTCTTTAACACTCAACTCAACATCCTCTTGTGGAGAAACTTGTTCCATGATCATAGACCATTCTCTAACGTTTCTCTGGAACCCTAACAACAACGCCCCCTCTTTAAGAAGCAGCCAGTTCCTTCTTGCTGCCTTGTCCTTGCGGTCAATACCCCACTCAAACCCATCAATGGTGGGCTTGCCGGAACGAGGAGTTCTAGCCTTAACATTATACATAACCTTGAACTTGTCCCAGTTCCCAGTCCTTTTGAGAAAATAAATGTAGGCTGGTGGAATGTATGTAGAGGCATCACGGATCTCTCCGAAACTCAACTCGTATCCGGCAAGCGTTAGAGGAATACGAGCAACAGGGGAAGTCTGTGAAAGTAAAGACATTCCTTGTTTTTCTACCTGTGCTCCTACCGCTCTAACATCGCCTGTGCCAACGCCTTTAAGCATAGCACCGAAGTTGTAGGTAGCAGTAACAATGTCGTCAAAGGCATCAATAACAGGAACGTCTGGACCATAGAGAGCATAACGAGATCGCGTATCAGTATCCTCGTAGATGCCGAGGAACATCTTGGAGTTTTTATAACGCGACATAAATGGTCTGTATGGTTCATCCTCTTCATTATTTACCCCCTTGACTAACTTATAACTTTGTAATAGTCTTGTTGGGTTGTTGATAGCATTTGATAATACCCTACGATAAGACTGGGCACGGAACGCATAGATCCAGATACCCTTCATTACAATGTCTCTTTCAAACTTTGTTAAGTTATTATAGTCATACATTGCTTCTCTTGCTAGACGCACAGCGTCTGCTTCGGATGCCCCTTCTTGTAATGACTTGATAAGAACATTTAAACGGAAGTAGTTGTCAGTTGCGTTAGCAAGTTCTGACCACATAGTTCTACCTGATGCTCCAACAAAAGTTCTTTCTAACTGCTTGCCTATTTGTTTGACAAACTCTACTGTTGTATTTTCTTTACCGAACCTTCCAAAGTTTTCTCCTGTCCATCTTACAAAGTCACGGTAAATGTCAGCACGAACCTCTGCCGTAGCCTGCGACATATTGATACCGTTTCTTTCTACAATGTCTGCCAACTGGTCAGCATCATAAGTCTTGCCTGATGGTGTAGAAATAACATCACTAGGGTTACCAACCTTTGTAGCCTTGAAACCAGTTAGTCTTTTTAAAACCTCAACAGACATAGAGTTAGGAGCAATAGCCTGACCTGCCTTACGAGCGCCAACAGAAGATAACACCATTGCTGGAACTGAAAGAACGTTCATCATATGATACTTCGGGTTTAAGAATAGTTGTCCAGCAAGAACACCGTTCTTTGATACGTTAGGTATCCACCGACCAAATAAGTTTCCTACACCTGACGATGTGCCATTAACAATAATGCGAAGCAACCGTGATGTAGCAGGATCATCATCAACAAGTTTTAAGAATGGTTCTAGGTCCTTGACCCTATCCAAGAAAGTATTAAGTTCTTCTTTTGTAAACCTACCGTTAGGGAAGATAGGCTCTGGTGCTAATACATCTGGACGCCTAGTCTGTGGTGCTGCCTCCGGTAGCATCTGCTCTGCCGGTGCGTTCATCATCTTGCCTAGATCTTCTGGTGATGCCTTGCGTGTGCTGTTGATAGTCTGATAGGTGGCAAGAAGTTTGTCGTCTGCCAATACCTTTCTAACATCTTTTTTAAGATCGCCTGCTGTATCAAAAACATAAAGAGGTAAGTCTTCGTCAATAGCCTGTAAGAAAGAAGGTGGTCTAGTTGGACTTGGCACGGTTCTACCTAGTGTTTCAGCCGCTCGTTTTGTAATGGCTTGTTCCAAGTTCGCAATGATCTGGTCAGCATACTTTTGAGCATCTGCTGCTGAAACATTTTTAGTTTGTGTTCCAAGATAATAGTTCTCAAAGATCCTGTTAGTTGTAGGGTTACGATACAGGTCGCTCTCTACAATGTCAGCAACAATGTCTTTTAACCTTCCTACATCAGCCATTGGTCTTTCACCAGTAGCCGTTCGTAAGCCACCACCAATGGCTCTAACATTACTATCTGCTACTTGATCTTTAACACTCTCAATAACAAACTCTTGGATAAAGTCATCAAACTCATCAAAGGTTCTTGTAGCATCTCTGGCTACAATAGGCAAGTCTGCTACCAGACCATCGTGAAGTCTCTTTCTTAACTCTGGGTTACCCAAGGGGTCAAGTGTTTCTGCGATAACTTCATCTATTACTTCTCTGACCCTTGTAGGGTCGCCGCCATTTTTAACACTAATAAGATCTTCTAGACTAGCACGAAGCATTCGGTCTAGGTCTTGCTGTTTAAGGTTTGAATAGAAAAAGTTTGTTATCAACATAGTGTTGTCTATCTGGTTCAAGTCATCAGGCTGTAAGCCGTGCTTGCGTAGCGCAGACTGGACAGGAATAACACCGCCAGTATATCCCCTGTTAAGCAAGTCTTTGCTAGCATCTTTTAAAGGACCCTTCGCAGCAAACAGTTCTGGCACTGTGTCTAATACATCAGCAGCAAAGTCTCTTATTAAGTTAACTCTTGCCTTGTCAATGAGAAGTCCAGAAACATTAGAGCCTACCTTATCAGGATCAAAGTCAAACTTTCTTTGTGGGTATCCCATTCTTTCGCGCAACTCTGTAACAGCCATCTCGTCTAATGGACCCCTACCCGCAGGTGCTAGTTCATCTAGCGAACGACCAGCAAGGATCTTTGTAGCACCGTCAAGGTATTCAAAGAAGGCTGGACCAAACTTATTAAGAAGAGGACCGCGTGTCTGTTCAACAAGTTCATAAATAATACTTTGCTCATCCTTTGCTTGGAACTTCATAAGTTCGTCAAGTGCTGTCTGTGTTTCCTGTATTTCCCTACCACGAACATACGGTTGCATGTCTACGGTGCCGTCTGCTCTAATACCAGCAGTAGCAATGTCATCTCGGATACCGAAGCCAGCCATTAGATACTGTTTAAAAAATAAAGTTGTTGAACCAAACTGCTGCTCAACCAACTCACCAAAAGCAATAAGGTCTCTGTTAGCCTTGACTTCCTCTACTGGGATGCCTAACTTTCTAGCATACTCCTCGGGGTTCTTGCCTACCTCTGCGATACGCCTACGCATCTTGGTTGTAAACTCTTCGTTAAGGTTACCCATACGATCAACAAGACGCTTCAAGGAAGCAGAATAAACTGGTGGTCGCTTGATACCCGGCATAGTTACAAACTTATTTATAAATACTGGGTTAGGGAAAAGGACATCTGCTGTTACAGCGATAGCCCTACCAAAAGAAGAGCGTCGTAGTTCTGGTGGTTTAACCAAGTCATTAATGCGTTCAACAGTTCTTGCTGCTTGAATACGCTCAACAAGTTTTGGCTTTGGACCACCGGGTGTAGGAGGTTCGCCCTTTACAGTATCAGCAGCCTTGACATAAGTTTTTTCTATGTCAGACATATCCACGACCTTTGGTCCTAGCAACTGCCTAGCCTTAACCTCTGTCATTAGATCAACTAATGTTCCTAGTCCTCTTGCTATTTCATCTTGCTTGCCACGAACTGCTGCGTTATAAGATGTAGCCTCATCA